TGGATGGGAAATAGTAAAAGATGAAGAGGATTTTAAAGAGGACTATGTTTGCAAAATCAATAATGAATTATATTTTATGGAGTTACAGGTTGTTGGTTATTGGCATAATTTTGATTTATCTAACATAAGTAATGTTAGAATTTCTGCAAGTAAAGTTAAATTACTTAGACAAAATGAACATGGTGGGTTGATCTTTACAAACTGTGTTCCTAATAGATTTTTTGCAATAAATGTTAATCAAGTAACACCTGAGATGAAAAAAGATTCTGTAAGGGAGCAATTTTATGAAATACCACTTAGAACAATAAATCCTAGAGAGGTTAATGTTTTAGACACTAATTACTGTGATTGTTTAAAACAACACTTACCAATTATGCAAAGAAGTGGGGGCAGGATGGCTTTTGCACAAAAAGATTACAATATAAGAGGTAAAAATGGAATATGCTGCTGATGATATAAATTATGGCTATATGTCTATAATTATGCACATTAATTCAGAATATACTTTAATTGACAAGATTGAAAACATAAGAGAAATAGATGGCACTATAGAACATCCTATCTTTGGCAAAACTAAGGGTGGTGTTAGCTTTAGTTTATTTCTTAGAGGCTTTTATACAGTTTTTGAAGCTGTACTAAATTATGGAGATAGATTTGATGTTTATGTAGTTAATGAGCAGGGTAATACAGTAATGATGGATGATGATTTAGATCATTTAATTTCTCTACTGCATATACTTTATGTAAACAAGAAAGCAGAGGAGGATGATTTGCTTAACAGGGCTTTAAATCCACACACTTACAGAAAAGCAGCAAAAAAAATGTTTTATAATGAAGATCCCCCATTTTAAAAAAGGTTTAAAAGTACAATTTGTAGAAGCTGCAACAGATTTTATTGATCCACCAACACAAGATATTCTATGGAGATATGGTAAGATTTTATTTCAAGTTAAGTCTAAGCATGGTGCTATTTCCTACTATATAGAGGAAAATAAAAAGAAAGTAAAAATTTCAAGATATTTGATTTTTCCTGTAAATTAGAACTATGGCAGACAATGGATTTACTCAGAAAGAACTCAATCAGATGATATTTGATAAGTTAGATGACATTGATAAAAAGTTAGATGAGAAATTAGATAAGTCAGAGTTTTATAAAGTTTTAGGATTAGTTGCAACAGTTATCTTAATTGTTGGTAGCTTAAGTATGTAATGGAAGCAAAAATAAATTTAAATCAAATTCTACAGGGTGGATTAGCAGGATTAGTAGCTTGGCTCTTTAAGACTGTTAATGATCTACAACAAGAAGTAACAGCACTTCAAGTAGAAATTATAAACTCAAACAACAAGTTATCAGATGTTTTAAACATAATACAAAACATTGATTCAGAGATTACAGAGATTATTTGGAAAATTGGTGGCTAATGATAGAGTTTTTAGTAGTAATGTGGCTAAGTGTTAAAAAAAGTAAAAGATAATTTAGGTTTATTTGTTACAGGCATAGCTCTTATGAGTTCTGTTGGTGCAGGTATTCAGTCCTTAAATGCTGTTTTGAGTACTCTTACAGGTATTGATGACAGGATGAACAGTATTGAGTATGAGTTTACAAGCCTTAAGGAGTCAACTTATGTTCAAAATGATATAGCAGTCCTTTATGAAAAAATACAACAATTAGAGATGGCAGCACAAAATGTTGGCAGGTTTAATGAGGAAATGGCTTCACTACAAGCTAACTTATATAACTTAGAGCAAACAGTTAGAGATGGTGGTTTTGATTTAGATAGATATTACTTATTAGAAAAATGGGAATATCAGGAACTTAATGATTCAATAACTAGAATGGAAACACAAGTTCAAACTGTAAATAACAATATGTGGGAACTTAATGATTTAAAAACTAGATTAGCTTATTTAGAAGCAAATAATCATGGACACTAAATGTAATTGCACAATTCTTTGCTGTGGTTGTTCTCTGCATTGTAAAAATAAATAATATTTAAGTTATACTGCTTTTATGGATTATATTGATGATATGTCTTTAGCCTTACCTAATCAACAACAGGTAGGGGAATCTAATGTAGATTTTAAAAGGTTTCAATACTATTTAGGCTTAGGAGCTTCCAGAACACTTAAAAAAGTTTCTAATAATTTCAGTCTTACAGATAGGAGAATCTATCAAATATCTAGTAAACATCAATGGGTGGATAGGGTAAAAGCTATTAATAGAATGCTAAATGAGCAGATAGTACAGGAAGTTTATGCTCAAGTTGGGGAAACTGCAAGAGATCTAGCTGATAACTTAAAGCCTTTAATATTTAGAATTATAAGTGAAATAAATGAAAGAGATTTAGCTTCAATGAATCCTACAGAACTTAAGGGAATACTAGATGTTTGCTACAAGATGATAAGTCAGATTTATGGCTTAGGAAGTCCACAAGTACAAGTAACACAGGTTGAATATCCACAGATTAAGTTTAAGTGGGATTGGGAGCAGGATGATGATACAGATTATTAATGATGATTGTCTTAATGCTTTAAAGGATATGCCTAATAATGCTGTTGATTATGTAATAACAAGTCCACCATATAACATTGGGAGATCTAGAATCACAAAATCTGGGCAAAAAGCTAAATATGAACACTTTACAGACAAGAATCCTAATTATTTTAAGTGGAGTGTAGAGGTAGTAAATGAGTTGTTAAGAGTTTCTAAAAATCATGTATTTTATAATATTCAAGCTAATTGGACTAATAAAAAAGATGTTTATAAATTAATTGGAAACTATTCAGATAAGTTAATTCAAAACTTTATCTGGACTAAGGAGCATTCAAGTCCTGCATCAGCTAATTATGCTATTACTAATTCTGTTGAATATATACTAGGTTTATCTAATCAAAACAGAATAAAGGGCAACAAAATATATAGTAAAAATCACATACATACAATTAAAAGACCAGAAAGAATTAAGGGGCATAATGCAGTAATGAATAAAGAAATTTCTGATTATTTTATTATTAATTTTACTCAGGAAAATGAAACTATACTTGATCCTTTTATGGGTAGTGGTACAACAGGCATTAGTTGTATAGAAAACAACAGAAAATTTATTGGTATAGAGCTATCTAGTGAATATTGTGAAACAGCAGAAAAAAGAATTAATGAAGCAATTAATTGAGGCAACTCCACCTGATTTACATTCTGGACAAATAGAAGTAATACAAGCACTAGAAGAGAAAAGGTTTATTATTGCAGTTTGTGGCAGGAGGTGGGGTAAAACTACTCTTTCCTTAGTTGCTGCAGTAGATCAAGCTCTTAAAGGTTTAAAAGTATGGGTTATCTTTCCTGTATATCCACAGGCTTTAGAGTCTTGGCTTAACCTTAAATCATGAGTGAGACAACTACCAGAGGAATATGCAGAGGTTAGAGAAGTAGAGAAAAGAATAGTTTTAAAGAATGGTGGATCTATACAGATTAAATCAGCTAACAAGCCAGAAACTCTTAGGGGTGCAGGTGGTATTAGTTTAATTATCTTTGATGAGGTTGCTTATCAAGAAAAAGAAACTTGGGAAACAGTTAGACCAATATTATCTGATAGCTTAGGTAAGGCATTATTTATCTCTACTCCTAATGGTATGAATTGGTTTTATGAGCTGTTTGATAATGCTAAGAGGAGAAAAGATTGGGCAGTCTTTCATTATCCTACTGAGAATAGCCCTAGAATTAACAAAGATGAGTTAGCACAAGCCAAAGAAGAGTTAGGCTCATTAGTTTATGCACAAGAGTTTTTAGCAGAGTTTACAGAGGTAGGACACATGTTTAAGAGAGAATGGTTTGCTTATTATGATGTTATTGCAGGAGATGATCCTGAATATATATTTGAGGATGAGATAGTTAAACATAGTGAGCTAAGTATCTTTGGCACAATGGACACAGCTTTAAGCATTAAGGAAACAGCAGATTACTCAGTAATAATGGCAGTAGGATCAACTCCTAGTGGTAAACTCTTAGTATTGGATATATTCAGAGATAGACTAGAAGCTCCAGAGCTACTACCTAAAATAGAATCAATGATTAATAAATGGAACATGGCTTGGCTAGGTGTAGAGGATTCTAGTTTTGGTTTGGGTATTATTCAGATGGCTAGGAGGCAGGGTTTGCCTATTAGAAATCTTAAAGCAGATAAGTCTAAGACTGCAAGAGCAGTTCCTGCAGCAGCAGGGTGTGAAAATGGTACTATCTACTTTTTGAAAAATGCTAAATGGTTAGTAGAATTTGAAAGAGAATTAACTAGCTTTCCATCAAGTGGATCTCATGATGATCAGGTTGATGCTCTAGCTTATGCAGCTAGATTTGGTATAGTTAGAAAAACAACATGGAGTGTAACCTAATTGGGAATAGCAGATAATATTAGAGGCTTCTTTAGTCAGCAAGAGGCTCAAGCAGAGAAAAAAACATTTAACAACTTTCCTACATCACAAGTAGTATTTCCTTTTAATTCAGATGCAGGTTTCTTTAGTGGCACTAATCAGATGAGTCCAGAGGGCAACTCAGCAGCTTTAGCCTGTTTAAATGTTCTTGGAACAGCATTTAGTGAGCCACCTCTTAAAGTTTATATAAAGACACAAGAGGGAGAAGAGTATGTAGAGAATCATCCTGCTGCAATCCTTTTAGAAAATCCTAATCCAAACATGACTGCTAACTTAATGAATAACTATATTGTTACTTCTGTAGCTGTGTATGGAGATGCTTTTATCTTAAAACTAAGGAATGATGCAGGTGCAGTTGTTCAGCTTATTCCTTTACTACCAGAGATGGTTGAAGTTAAAGGTAATGATGAAAAGTTAATTACTAAGTATCAATATAAGCAAAAAGGCAACACCTTAGACATATTGCCAGAAGATATGATACATCTTAGAGAGAGAATAGATCCTAGAAATCATAGAAGAGGATTAGCTCCACTTAGATCAGTTATGGTTGAGATTTTAGGAGATGCTGCTGCTTCACAGATGGGAGCTGCATTAGTTAAGAATACAGGTGTGCCTAGTGTTGTTATAAGTCCAAAGAATGATCTATCAATGACAAGTGATGAAGCAGAGAATATAGCTGAGGTATTTGGAAGAAGATTTGGTGGAGAGAACAGAGGTAGACCATTAGTCATCTCTGGTGGGGAAGTAGATATA